AGCCACTACGAAACTGCGTTAACAAAAGCACTTACAAAATATCGTCAGAGGTCAGAGCATTCTGTGGAAGAAAGCTATATGTTTTTGCCTACAGTAATTGATCAAAATGAATATTTTCTACCAAAAGAAGTAATCGAAGTAAGAATACTGTTTAGACGCAGCATAGGTTCACGAACTGGCGGCGGCGATGGTGGCACGCTGTTCGAACCGTTCAACCTTGCCTACACAAACACCTATCTGTTGAGCAGCTCCAACATGGGCGGCCTTGCTACCTATGATATGTTTTCTCAGAGACAGGAACTGGTAGGCAGAATGTTTGGTTCGTTTATCGAATTCAAATGGAATAGCGTAACCAAAAAACTCACTCTTCTGCAACGCCCCAGAGCAAAAGAAAATCTGCTGCTATACACCTACAATTACAGACCAGACGAGAATCTGCTCACAGATTATCTTGCAGTTCAGTGGCTGAAAGATTATACACTAGCTACATGCAAATACATGCTGGGCGAAGCACGATCCAAGTTTTCTGTTATAGCAGGCCCCCAGGGCGGCGGTGCTCTCAACGGCGATGCTCTCAAAGCCGAAGCACAGCAGGAAATGGAAAAACTTGAAACAGAATTAATGACCCAAGTTGCAGGCGGATTTGGATACTATTTTACACGAGGTTAGATCTTGACTTTTTTCTAATTCGTGTTATAATATATGCATGATCATAGGAATTTGCGGACTAATTGGATCCGGAAAAGGCACAGTTGCTGACATATTGGTTGAGCACCACGATTTTCAAAAAGTTTCTTTTGCAGACAGTCTAAAAGACGGTGTTGCAGCAATGTTTGGCTGGCCTCGAGAACTGCTGGAGGGCGATTCGATCCAAAGCAGAGAATGGCGAGAACTGCAAGACGAATTTTGGACTCAGGAACTGGGCACACAAATCACACCAAGACTCGTGCTGCAGAAAGTGGGCACAGAATGCATGAGACAGGGATTTTATGATGGCATCTGGGTCAGCCTTGTAAAGCAAAAATTACAACAAAATCCTGCTGCTAATACAGTTATACCAGATGTAAGATTTCCAAACGAAATATCCATGATACACAATCAGGGCGGAATTGTTGTTGAGGTTCGACGGGGAGAACAACCTGGCTGGGCACAACAGTATAGGCAATCGAATATAGAACCTGTTGATATACATGCTTCAGAATGGGCCTGGATGCAGATGCCGTTAGATTTCATAATTCCCAACAACAGTACACTGAAAGATCTTAGAAGTCAGGTGTCAAATCTCCTTGACGCCACTTAACACCATCTTTCTGTAGAATTCTCTGACAGTTAGCACACACAGTTTTTAGATTTCTATATCTACAGTTCGATAAATCACCGTCGATGTGATATACATTAAACTGTTCAGGATGCTTTGAAGTGAAGCCGCATTTTTCGCAAGTGGATTTTTTTTGATAGCCTTTCTTCTGCCAATTTGGTGCACCTTGCTTGCCGTTGGCACAGGAAACACATTTTCTCCTGTAAAAAGTCTTGCCATCTTTTTTATAATTTATTGCAGCGGGCTTTAAGCCGCATTCGCATAGTGGTCTCATGCTGTATTTAAACCTTTTCCATGCCTTTTTACCGGTTGATATTCGGGCAATTTTGCAAGAAGCTGCTAAATACACACAACAAATAGCTTCTTATAGGAGAAAACCATGGCATTAGTATCACCCGGAGTAGACGTTCGTGTTGTAGACGAAAGTTTCTTTACTCCATCAGGTGCCGGAACTACACCAATGATATTCGTAGTATCCGCAGAAAACAAACAAAATTCATCAGGAACAGGAATAGCAAGAGGCACCCTAAAACAAAATGCGGGTGTTCCTTTCCTGCTTACTTCACAGAGAGATCTTGCAGACACGTTTGGAGATCCTGTATTCCAAGTTGATCAAAATAACAATCCTGTTCACGCAGGAGAATTAAACGAATACGGCCTACAAGCTGCATATTCTGTCTTGGGCGTTTCAAATAGAGCCTGGGTTACAAGAGCAGACATAGATCTAGGTGCTCTAGAAGCAACTACAATCGAGCCTGCTGCTAATCCAGCAGGCGGCACATATTGGCTAGACGTTGCTGCAAGTTCGTATGGTATTTTTGCATGGAATGGTGAGCCGGCCACAGAACAAGACGGTCAAACATTCCAAGCTGTAGAGCCAATTGTAATTACAAGTCCAGCAGACCTAACAGACGGCACGCTGGCAATAAACGGCATCGACGGTGATGTTCCAAAAGGCTCTGTAGGTAGTGTAGGTTCCTACGCAATTGTGTTTGCAGAATCCAATCTAATCAAAGTGTTTTACAGAACATCAGAAGGTATTTGGGTTCTGGTAGGCAGCGATAAATGGATCGACAGTTGGCCAACCGTGCAAGGCACTGCGCCTAATCCTAGCTTTGCAGACGGTGGACAGTTTGAACTAAATGATACTGTTATTAGCATTGCCGACACAGACACAGTAGCACTTGTAAGAGACACAATTAACAGTGCTGAGATTACAGGCATAAGAGCTGCTGTTGTAAGAAATAGACTAACACTGTTCTCGGATGGTAGCAGTCTCTCAGCAGATGATTCTAGTGTAACTGGAGAAATTAGAATCGAAAATCCGACAGGCGGAGTTTTAGAAGAGCTAGGAATTTCGGAAGGAACTTACTTTCCCCCTGCTCTGCAAATTTCGCCTCACACACAGGTACCTAGATTCAAAACTGCAGATCCAAAAAGCAGACCCACAGGTTCTGTGTGGATCAAGACCACTGAACCCGGCGGAGGTGCTCGTTGGAGAATGAGAGTGTTCAACAATGCTACTCAGCAATTTGAAGAAATTGATGCTCCTCTGTTTGCAGATAATGCAGAAGCACTGTTTCAGCTAGACAGAACACAGGGCGGTATTTCAATACCCAATGGTGCTGTGTATGTGAATTACAATGTAGCAGCAGATGAACCTCAGCTGGCTACTTTCAAAGCATATCGCAGAAACGGTGTGTTTCCTACTCAGGTAACCGGCACACCGGTAACTGGTATCACATCAAACGGAGACAGAAGCATAGAGTTTTCTGTAACACAACCTGGTACATCAGGATTTACTACTGCTGTGCCTGCAACTTTTACACCACAAGGTGACGAAGAAGATGCAGAAAGATTTGCAGATGCTGTAAACAGCTTGGGCATAACTGGTCTAAGTGCTACAGTAGATTCTCAGAACAGAATTACTCTTGAGCACGCCACAGGCGGCGACATTAGATTTACAGACGATGGCACCAATCCCACACTAAGCGGCCTAGGATTTTCAGAATCCACTGCTGGTGTTTCTTTTGTTTCTGGCACAACAGACAACACTGTTCCTTTACAATTACAGGCAAGTCTTTGGACTGCAACTACACCTGGTACAGACGAAGCATTCTACACAGCTTCGGCATCTGAAGTTACTGCATTGACCACAGACGGTAGACTATGGTACAATTCAATTGTGGACGAAGTTGATCTAATGGTACACGATGGTGATACCTGGGTTGGCTATCTCAACGAATTCCCAGGTACAGATCCAGCAGGTCCTATAGTAAGTGCAAGCACGCCTACTAACCAAAGCAACGGAGATGAACTTGTAACTGGAGACATCTGGATTGACACATCAGATATTGAGAATTATCCGCTAATTTACAAATTCAATGCAGAGCTGGAAAACACACCAATTGAAAATCGCTGGATTCCTGTTGATACATCAGATCAGACCTCAGAAAATGGTATTGTATTTGCAGATGCAAGATGGAGCACGAGTGGTGAAAGACAAGAATCTGCTGATATTTCAGAACTTCTTGTAAGCGATTACCTTGATCCTGATGCACCTGATCCTGCATTGTACCCGAGAGGCATGCTGCTTTGGAATCTTCGCAGATCAGGTTTCAATGTAAAGCGTTTTGTAAGAAATTATATTAACCAAAATCAAGACAATTTGAGATTTGGCGGAGAGTCCATGGACGAGTATTATCCACATCGCTGGGTAACAGAAAGCGGAAATCAACCAGACGGTGCCGGAAGCTTTGGAAGAAAAGCACAGAGAAAAGTGATTATTCAGGCTATCCAGGCAATGCTTAATTCCAACGACGACATCAGAGACACAGAAGGCAGAGCATTCAATCTAATGGCAACGCCGGGGTATACCGAAGTAATTGCTGAAATGATTTCGCTCAACTTTGACAGAGGTCTTACTGCTTTTGTAGTAGGAGATGCTCCTGCAAGACTTCGCCCTGATGCAACAAGCTTGAATAATTGGGCAACAAACGAAGCTCAAGCACCAGAAGACGGACTTGAGGGTCTGGTAAGCAGAGATGAGTACATGGCGGTGTTTTATCCCTGGGGATTTACTTCAGACAACTTGGGCAGAAACGTTGTTGTTCCGCCAAGTCATATGATGCTGAGAACAATGATTCTAAGCGATCAGGTATCGTTCCCCTGGTTTGCACCTGCTGGAATTAGACGCGGCGGCATTACAAATGCAACTTCTATCGGCTTTGTTGACGACGAAGGCGGCTTTGTAAGCATATCGCTCAATGAAGGTCAGAGAGACACATTGTACGAAAACAATGTTAACCCTCTTGCATTCATAAGCGGAGCAGGCCTTGTAAACTTTGGTCAGAAAACCAGGGCAAGAGGTGCTAGTGCACTTGACAGAATCAACGTTGCTAGGTTGGTAATTTTCCTGAGACAGCAGCTTGATGTTCTTGCTAAACCCTACATCTTTGAGCAAAACGACAAGATCACAAGAGACGAAATCAAACAAGCAGTTGAAAGTCTATTGCTAGAACTTGTTGGTCAAAGAGCTGTAGGTGACTTTATTGTGGTTTGTGATGAGAGCAATAACACACCTGCCAGAATAGACCGAAGTGAACTATACGTAGATGTAGCCATCGAGCCTGTTAAAGCTGCAGAATTTATCTTTATTCCGTTGCGTTTGAAAAATACAGGCGAAATAGCAGCTCTATAATATCGATAGAGTAAAGCGAAAAAGGGTAGTTTTTGCTACCCTTTTTTTATCTCGTCCAAACCCATTTAGAACTTCCGCAGTCGTATATACGCAAATAACCCTGCGATTCGCGAAGCTCTCGTTCTGTAACTGAGCAATCACTGGGCTTACGCAACGAATAACGATGATGTCGTATTCCTTCAGCAGGTAAAAAATACCAATAGTTCGGAGGCGAATTGTGTATAAATTCAAATCCTAATTTTTCATAAACTGTTTCTTTTCTATTCCACCGCAAATCGCAAAAACTAGTAATACACTGAGGATTGTGGCTATTTAAAAAATGTTTAAACAGCTTGGATGCCGATCCTACTACCTGAGTAAATTTTCTAGAGCAAAATCTATTTAATTCCCAACCTTTAATATTTTTTGAAATATCGTTATTCAAAAAGGTCATTACAGACACAAGATTTTCGTTGTAATATAAGCCTAGTCTGATATTGGACCTTCCTGATCCTTGTATATGATTTTCTCGTAGAAATTGATTTGCAGTTTTAGAATCAATTTCTTTTATTTGACATTTTCTAGCATAAACAACTTCTGGAGAACAATTAATCCAAGATAATAATCTTGATTTTACTAGTTCTTTTTGATTAACCCATTCGTCCTCAAAAATATGTATTAAATCTATATTATTGGCATTTGCGGCTTTCTTTTTTTCAATATGATAATCTGAATTTTTATATTTGTCACTATGCCAATATAGCCCGTTAAATTCAACTCCTATTTTTTTGTTAGGCAATAACAGATCTATTTCTTTTGGAGCAATTACAGATCTATTATTTGTTTCAACAACAGTGTAATCTTTTAAAAAATCATAAATCTCTGCTTCGTAAATACTGGTTCCTTTTAAAGGAGGGTAGCAAGTTGGACACATTTTGGCTGTAATTTTGCTTGCAGTTGCATACTGTCTACTTCTTGTGAATCTAGTACCGCACGTTGTACACTCAATAGAAAACAAGTTGTCGTTTGTGCTATGTAAATTATACCCAAATTCTTCTAGCCTTGATTCTGCTTCTGTGATGCTTTGTTGTGTTCTTGCTCGGTTTGCGTTTATGGAAGATTGTGAAATTTTCTTTTTAGTTTCGTCTGAATGAGATTTTCCTCTAAAAAATGCAAGATCATAACCTCTTGAGCGTTTTGTTTCTAGTGCTTTTTGCACTTGTTCTTTTGTAATAATTTGATTTGCTCTTTTTTGTTTTATTTTTTCTTTTGTTTCTTGAGAATGGTTGCGGCCTAAAAGAGGGTGATTGTTATTTTCTTGCCAGAATGCATTTCTCTCTTTTGCTTTCTTCGATAAGATTGTCTTTTGATCTTGTGACATTTTTTTATTTTTGTTGTGAGGAGTTTTTCCTTTGTTTGATTTGGAAATTCTGTCTTTTGATTCTTGTGTTAAGTGATTGCCATAATTGGGATTATTTTTACCAGCATTTTGTTGTTGCTTTAGTTGCCTGTATTCCGGTGTTACTACGTCGCCGTATTTTTCTTTGTATTCTTTCACAGTTGTGTTATGTTTTTTGAGATGTTTCCAAGTAATCATATTCTGAAATTTTTCTTGACAGATCTGGCAAACAATCATATGTAGACATCCTTATTAATTCTGTTAAGTCTATTTATGCAAACTATAAAAATCATGCACTTTTTTATGGGTCAAAAAATATAGCAAAAAATGATAAATACTCTTGACAAGGAGTTACACATATGGCAATCTCAACACTATCAAGAATCTCGGTACCTCTAAATACACAGGATTCTGCATCTAACCAGGGCCTCTTAATGCCCAAGCTGCAGTATCGTTTCAGAGTTTCACTAGAAAACTTTGGTGTGTCCACACCGACTACAGAATTAACAAAACAGGTAGTAAGTGCAAGTCGTCCGCAGGTAGAATTTGAAGAGATGGAAATTCATACCTACAACACTCGTGCTTATCTTGCTGGCAAACATGCATGGCAGCCTGTAACAATCACTCTAAGAGAAGACGTAAACAACAGGGTGCAGAAGCTTGTAGGCGAGCAGCTACAGAAGCAGTTCGACTTTTTCGAACAGAGTTCTGCAGCAAGTGGTATTGACTATAAATTTACCACAAGAATTGAAATACTAGACGGTGGCAACGGCGGCAACACTCCTAATGTGTTAGAAACATTTGAGCTTTATGGTTGTTTTGTGCAAAATGCAAATTATAACGAACTAGACTATTCTAACAGCGAACCGGTCACAGTTGAACTGTCAATTCGTTATGATAATGCTGTCCAAACACCAGAAAATACTGGCATTGGCACAACTGTTGGCAGAACAACAGGTAGCTTGATTACAGGCGGCGGCTCATAATACTGGTTAAACTCCTGTCATGTAAAAAGGGGCCCAGTGCCCCTTTTTTATTAAATGCTCGGTTAATTTTGAAAACTAAATACACATATGGCAATATTCGACGGTTTTTTTGATCAAGCATTTCGAGGACTCACCAACCCCAAAGGAAATCTTGGTGATTGGAGGCATGCCAGCAGACTGTTTGTAGACAACAATTTTCAGTATGCTCCTCACTCAAAATTTCTATATCATGTGGGATTTTTTCTAACACCGGCTGCTCAAAGGTTTACAGGAAATATTTTTAAACCTTATGAAAATGTAGTAGGCATGCTGGTAAGAACTGCAGATTTGCCTGGTTTTTCTGTAAATCTTGAAACCAAGAACAAATACAATCGTAAGAAAAATATTCAAACAAATATCGAGTATGAACCAATATCCATTGAATTCTATGATGATAACTTTGGTTTGATTACTGCCTTAATGGAAGCATATTATCGCTATTACTATGCTGATGCAAATACAGCAGGTGAAACAGGCCAGGGTCCTTACGGCACTGCAAATGGCGACACGCTATATAAAGATGCAGAGGCCAATAACCATGCGTTTGGTTTGGACAATCGTGTACCACCTGTTCCCTTTTTTGACAAGATTGAAATCACTCAGATGCAAAGGCGTAGGTTTACCACATTCAGGCTAATCCGACCAATACTTTCTTCCTGGAATCACGATTCTGTGGATGCTAGCGATACAAGTACACCAATGGCAAATTCAATTACAGTGAATTATGACACTGTGGTATATGAAAGAGGTGATGTAGAAACAGGCTCAAACGGATCGCCTACAACATTTGGCCAGGAAAAATACGACAAAATCCCCAGTCCGATATCTACTCTGGGCGGCGATGTTGGCGGGTTGAGAGAAGTTGTGGGTGGTGTCGGCGACATTTTTGGACGCAGAACTGGAGGATGGGCGAGTACCACCATTGCAGCAGCAAATGTGCTCCAAACTGCTGATAACATTGCTGATGAGTTTGAAGACTCAGCAGAAGGCCTAATAGAAGAAGGGATTAACATAGCCACTCGGGCATCGGGCTTCCTGGCTACACAGGTCTCGGACGATCTTGCAACAGGTAATTTCAGTTTGGGCAGTATCTTTGGTTCGGGCGGTTCAGGAAATAATTTACAAATAGTGTTTCCGAAAACTCTGGGTAATGCACAAGAAAATACTGAAACACTTGCACAATCTAGACCAACATCATCGGCAGGAGGTCCAGGTGCAGGAAGTGCAGCAGCAGCCGAACAAGCAGCAGCCGATGCTGCGTTAGCATCTTCTGGAGGTCCAGGAATAGATACACCAGGAGGTTTTGTTGGCCCAGAGGCGCCCACGGCAATAGCACAACCTGCAGATATAACAGCTCCAGACTTCGAAGCCGAAGACTTGCCTCCTATAGAATAAACAAAAAGAGATCGATCAATGTCAAACTTACCTATTATCAAACCAACCAAATTTTCAGATCGAGATGTAGTACGATTCTTTGATACTTTTAGAGACGCTCCTTTAGAATATTCTGCAAACGAAGTAGACTCTGTGGTGTCTTTTTTTTCAAAGAGAGGATTTGACGAAACAGCAGCAATAAGCACTGCAACTATAATGCTTCAGCAGGCAAAAATAGACGACGTAAATGTGTATAAACTGCTAGACACACTGAAAGGATTAACAGAAGTAGAATTAAGCAATATTGTAGCAGAAATTCTCAACCTCAATCGACCCAAGTCTAGCTCACTGGGATACAAAATAAAAACCACAACTCAGACTCTGGAAAACAGAAATATTGTGCTATGAGTCGCTTTGCACAGGGAAAATTTACACTAAAAAATCCTGACAAATATATCGGAAACAAAACACCGACTTATAGAAGTTCATGGGAGTTTGCATTTTGCAGATTCTGTGACGAACATCCTTCAGTCCTAAAATGGGCATCAGAAGCAATAAAAATTCCATACAGAAATCCGCTAACAGGAAAATATACTATCTATGTGCCTGATTTC